CAAACATAAGTAAATATGAACAAACTAGAATCACCCTACTTGCCGCAGTAGATTCTGCAGTTAAGGTTGGATTATCAAGTTTGGAAAACTCAAAAGACTTGAAAGCAACCATTAAAAATGTAAGAATAAACAGAACATCCGGTACTTCAGGAACAAGTGGAACTTCAGGAACATCTGGTACTTCAGGAACATCTATAGAGTCAATATTAGGTTTAGAGTGTCCTCCACCTTCGATTACGACAATTTCTCCACTATCGGGTTATACTGGAACAATTGTTCAAATTAGTGGAAGTAGTTTATCAACCACAAGTTCAATTAAAATTATTGGAGTTGAGGTACTTAGAAAAGATATAACAGTTCTTAATGATAGTTTAGTTAATTTTATTGTACCTAAAGTTTTAACAGGGGATGTTAGTGTTAATGGAAGAATTGAAATTAAAACCGACCACGGGTCATTTACAAGCCCAAGGTTATTCAACTACAGTCCTACGTTAGGAACCAACACCAACCCGCAAGATAATGGACCGTTAACTTTGTCTGGCACCTCAATACCGTTAAATGAGAGTAAGACACAATCGTTAAATGTTAAGGTAAACCCTCAAAATACAGGGTGGGTAATTTCTCGAGGAGTAAGCATGAATTACACAGTATATGAACTTGAGGAAATTAATAATGTAATTAGTAGAAAATATATTTCAAAAGGAGAAGTACTTGTTGAAGGCCGAGTTATTAATAATCAATTTAACATAACCCTTGAACAAGTAGAATTATTATTAAAAAATAACATTCCTAAAAACGAAGGTAAAACGCAGATTGATATTATGTTTAGTGTGAGCGCATCTAAAATACAACAGCAACCTGTGGTACAGCAATTTCCATTTAAAGTATGGTATACAACACCAAACCAAACTCAAGTACCTATAGACAACGTTCCAACAAGTCAAACTAAAGTAACGTTCCCACCAAAACAACTTTCAATTGTTAATGTCGGGGAGTCCCCTTCAATACAAGGTGTTGGTCCAACTTACTATAATATTAGGAAACCTGGAGGTGGATTTATCACACTTAATTTTACGGTACCTCAAGGTGAACAATATAATGATAGTTGGAGAGGGTCTAGTTTGATTATAGACGCATTAACTTTTTCAACAGTACCAAATAGTATTTTGCTGGGAGTTGACACTAATTACACAAATGACGTAACCGTAAGGTCTTTAGGCGCGTTTAGGTTACAAATTGAATATCTTCCGTACGGGTTTACTAGTCCGATTAATGGAGAGATATTAAGACAAACCATATTAAGTGATATTTTCACTTTATAACATAACAACATATTTATATAAAAAAGAATATTATGGACATTAATACAGCAATCAGTAATTATCTTGGAAAAAAAATTAATTATTCTGAAAAAGATAATAACGACGGAACAAAAGAAGTTTGCGACTTAGCAACAGGCCAATGTTATACAGTAAGAGAACGTGATGGTCTTATCGAAAGAGCAGGAAACAGTACTTACGCTAACAGACAAGTTATGGTTGAAACCGATAACGGATTAAAACAATTATTAAACGGATAAAAAATGAGTTTAGATAAAAAAATATTAAGTGAGATTGACAGATACAGAAGTATCAACAAATACATCTCAGAACAAGCTGAAGAGATTCCTACAACACCTGAAGAAGATTTAGGAGCATTAGCGCCAGCCGTTGGTGATGTAGGGGCAGGAGCTCCACCTCCACCGTCAGACGTGGCAGCAGTTCCACCTCCGGCGCCTGAAGCACCAGTATCAGGCCCATTAGATGTTGAGAACGACCCAGATGTGGAAAAACTTGATGATGAAGGAAATAGTGAAGAAACAAGTAACGAAGAAGGTGACTCCGAAGAACTTGATATCACAGAATTAGTAGATTCTCAAAAAAGTATTCAAACAAAACAAGATGAATATTTTGAAAACTTATTCTCACAATTAAATGACTTACAGTCAAAACTTGGTGAAATGGATAATATTATGAATAAGTTAAACACTCTTGAGAATAAAATTGAAAAATACAGAGAAAAAACTCCACAAGAAAAATTAGAGTTAAGAACTTACGACTCATACCCATTCAATCAAAAACTTTCACAATTTTTTGATGACAAGTCAGAAGAGATGGAAAAGACGGGAAAAAATGATTATGTTTTAACTTCCGACGAGGTACAAGACATCAACGTTAACGATATCAAAAATTCTTTCCAACCTGGAGGAGGGGAAGACAAAGACAGTTACAAAACTTCTTTTAGATAATAACGAAGGTGTCGAAAGACACCTTTTTTATTTGACAATACTATATTTTCACTTATATTTATAGAACAATTTAATCATTTAATTTTTAAAAACATGAGTTCATTAGACGCCGTATTGGCACAGTACGAAAAATCACAAAGTTCATCGGGCGGGGCCCAAAGCAAAATGTCGCAAGACGAAAGAATGAAAAAGTATTTCGCTTTAATCCTTGGGGATAAAGAGAAGTCAGGTCAGAGAAGAGTAAGAATCCTTCCTACCGCAGATGGTTCCTCACCATTCAAAGAGGCATGGTACCACGAAATTCAAGTAGGTGGCCAATGGCAAAAATTCTACGACCCAGGAAAGAATGACAACGAGCGTTCACCTTTAAATGAAGTTTACGAAGAGTTGATTGCCACAGGTAAAGAGTCTGACAAACAGTTAGCTGCTCAATACCGTTCTCGTAAATTTTATATCGTTAAAGTTATCGACCGTGACCACGAGGAAGACGGTGTGAAATTTTGGAGATTTAAACACAATTACAAGAATGATGGTATTTTAGATAAAATCATCCCAATTTGGAGAAACAAAGGTGATATCACTGACTCTGAAAAAGGTCGTGATTTAATCATAGAATTGGCAAAATCTAAAACACCTGCAGGTAAGGAATACACAACCGTATCTACGATTATGTATGACGACCCAGCACCTGTTCACACAGATGCAGCACAAGCGACCGCTTGGGTTAATGATGAGTTAAGTTGGTTAGATGTTTATTCTAAAAAACCTGTAGACTATCTTGAAGCAATTGCTCGTGGAGAGACTCCAAAATGGAGTACTGAAAAGGGTGGATATGTTTATGAGAACTCTACAGTTGAAACCGAATCATTCGGTGGTGGAGCTTCTAAAAGTGGTAAACCAGCTGTAGCTGCGGACCCACAAGCAAATGACGAACCAGACGGAGACTTACCGTTCTAATTTATAACAAGGGTGGGAATCCCCCACCCTTTAATTTTTATCACATGACGTTTAAAGAAGAAATTGACTTACAAGTAAGAGATAATAAGATGTTATCTTATGAGATTTTAAGTCAACTAAAAGACAAAGGTTACTTCTCAGGTAGAAGTAAACAAATCGGTGACACTGTTTTGTTTGGGATGTTAAAAGAAGAAACTGGTGACGGACAACTTAATCTTAGATTAATTACTTTCCACGAAGAAGAAATCGGAACTCTTTATGAGGAAGATAACACTTTCTACAATCGAAATAAAACAAACAAATTACCAAACCTTAAAAGAATAGAAAATGGCAATTAAAAAAAACGACTTTAAGTCCATCAAAGAGAAATTCTCAACATCGGCAAAATATAAACCTCAAAGGTTTTTTGACTTAGGTCCTGATTTCTTGGACGCAGTTGGTTTGCCAGGTCCTGCTATTGGACACTTGAATATGTTCCTTGGTCACTCAGATACAGGTAAGACGACTGCACTTGTAAAGACTGCGGTTGATGCTCAAAAGAAGGGTATCCTTCCTGTGTTTATTATCACAGAACAAAAATGGTCATTCGAACACGCCAAATTAATGGGGTTTGATTGTGAAGAGGTAGTTGATGAATCAACAGGTGAGTTAGATTGGGATGGTTTCTACATCTTCAATAACAACTTCAGTTACATCGAACAGATTACTGACTATATCAACTCGTTATTAGACGAACAAGAAAAAGGTAACTTGGACTACAGTTTGTTGTTTTTATGGGACTCAGTGGGTTCTGTACCATGTAAGATGACCTTTGAAGGTAAAGGTGGTAAACAACACAACGCAAGTACCTTGGCCGACAAGATTGGTATGGGTATTAACCAAAGAATTTCAGGGTCTCGTAAAGCTGATTCAAAATATGAAAACACCTTGGTTATTGTTAACCAACCATGGGTTGAACTACCTGACAATCCTTTCGGACAACCGAAGATTAAAGCTAAGGGTGGTGAAGCCATTTGGTTAAACTCATCATTGGTATTCTTATTCGGTAATCAAAAAGGTGCGGGTACAACTAAAATTACCGCAACTAAAGATAAGAGAACAATTAAATTCGCATCAAGAACAAAAGTTTCTGTAATGAAAAACCACATCAATGGATTGGGTTACGATGACGGAAAGATTATTGTTACACCACACGGATTTATTGGAGGTAAAGAGGCTAGTGAAGAAAAAACTTCATTAGAAAAATACAAAAAAGAATACGCAGACTATTGGAAAAACATCATCGGAACTGACGGTGATTTTGACCTGAAAGAAGAAAAAGAAGATTAGTTTATTGTTTCACCCTTTAAATCACAACAGTGACTAAGACATTATTAGTAGACGGAGATAATCTGTTTAAGATAGGATTTCACGGAGTTAAAGAGATGTATGATAATGGAGACCACTTAGGAGGACTCTATCATTTCATCAACATCTTAAGACGATTTCTAGAAGAGCACAACTTGGATAAGGTTGTGGTCTTTTGGGATGGTGATTCGAACTCATCAATTAGGAAATCTATATACCCCCGATATAAGGCGAATAGAAGGCAGGATATGAACGAGTACAAGTACGAGTCATACCTCCAACAAAAATCTCGAGTTAAACAATACCTCGAGGAGATATTCGTACGCCAAGTTGAGATGATTAACAACGAGGCTGATGACTTAATCGCTCACTACTGTAAAGTCGCAACGGATGAAGACGTAATAATCTTCTCAGCAGATAAAGACTTAACTCAACTCATATCTGAAAGAGTTACCATATATTCTCCAATCACAAAACAATATTTTAAGAATGGGGATATGATAACAATCAACAAGGTTGAGATACCACATTACAACGTTTTAATTACCAAAGTTTTCACAGGAGACAAGTCCGACAATATCGATGGTATTGAAGGATTAGGGGAAAAAACTTTATTAAAATTCTTTCCTGATTTGCAGGAAATGCCCTGCACTATCAACAGATTACTCGATATTGCCCGAAATAACGAGCAAAAGAAAAAACCAAAAGCTCTTGAGAATATTTTGACTGGTAAGACAAAAAATGGTATACTTGGTGAGGAGTTCTATAATACAAACATGAAGATTGTAGACCTTGAAAACCCACTTATTACAGATGAAGGTAAAGAGTTAGTCGAACAAATACAGACAGACACAATTGACCCCACAGATAGAGGGTACAAAAACTTAATGAGACTTATGATGGAAGACGGTCTCTTCAAATATCTTCCAAAAAACGATGAGGCTTGGGTAAACTTCCTAAGACCATTTATGAAATTAACAAGAAAAGAAAAACGAAACACAAACAAAAATTAAAATCGCATGAAAGAGCAAGACAGTACAAAAATGGAATTCCTTTTAACATTGAATGACAATATTGTAGTTCAAAGATTTTTTAACGTTAGAGGGTATAACCCTAAAGCGAAAAACTCGGTGGAGTTGTATAACTTCATTTTAAGTTTAAGAGATGAATTGATTTACACGTTAAAAATGAAGGCCGTAATTTACATGATGGATAACAAAGATGCTATTGAGCATGACCCATCAATTATGAATACATCTTACACAGATGGACCTGAAGTTTTTAACATTTATGTTAAAGTTGGTGAACAGACAATTTGTCATAGAGTTTTTGATGGAAAACTTTTTCCACCAAAAGTTCGTTATACCGTTGACGCAAGACCACTTTTAAAAGAGGTTCTTCGTGACCTAACTGACATTTTTTCAAATCACAAATTAACTTACGAATATTTGGAATTTGACCTAAGTAAGTAACTATTTAATAATACAAGGGACAATTTTAAATTAAAATATGAACAAAAATTTCGATTATTTAGGTAATACATTTCAAATCCAACTACTAAATCAAATAGTGGTTGACAAGGACTTTTCATCGTCAATTATGGACGTGATTGAGTCGTCGTACTTTGACAACAAGTACTTCAAAATCATCTTACAGATGATAAAAGAATACTACGTAAAGTACGAATCAACACCTAATTTCGAAACTCTTGACCAAATTGTTAAATCAGAAATTACACAAGAAATCGTAGCAAAAGTGGTCTTGGATACCTTAAAACAGGTAAAAGATGCTCCTTTTGAAGGAACGACATTTGTTCAAGAGAAAGCTTTAAAGTTCTGTAAACAACAAGAACTTCAGAAGGCGATGGATAAAGCTCAGAAAATTATTACAGAAGGTGATTTTGAGTCTTACGATAAGGTTGAAGGGTTAGTGAGAAATGCGTTACAAGTCGGCGAAATCGACAAGGGACAAACAGATATTTTTGATAACTTGGATACAGTATTGGATGAGGATTATCGCCACCCAATCCCAATGGGAATTCCGGGAATTGATAGATTACTTAAGGGTGGTTTGGCTAGGGGTGAGATTGGTGTAATACTTGCACCAACAGGTGTTGGTAAGACAACCATTTTAACCAAAATTGCAAACACGGCATTCAACTTGGGGTACAATGTTCTTCAAGTATTTTTCGAGGATAACCCAAAAATTATTCAAAGAAAGCACTTCACACTTTGGACAGGTATTGAACCTGATAACCTAGTGAAAAACAAAGATGAGGTGATGTCAAAGATTACTGAAATTCAAGAGACCATGCAAAACAAGTTGGTTCTTAAGAAATTAGCGTCTGACACTATGACTATGAATCAAATCAAAAATCAGGTAAGAAAAATAATTGCTGATGGTAATAAAATTGATTTGATTATGTTAGATTATATCGACTGTATTCTACCTGAATCTACAAGTAAAGATGAGTGGAAAGCTGAGGGTTCTGTAATGAGAGGGTTCGAAGCTATGTGTCATGAGTTAGACTTA